TATCAGACACGGGGCAAGATTCATCCCGCTGGACATGGCTTACCGCATCGCCATCACGCTGGAAATGGACCCCGCCCAGGTAGTCGCCGATCTGGAGGAGCAGCGCGAGAAGAACCCCAAGCGGCGCGGGTTTTGGCGGTCTTTCAGTTCGCGTGCAGTGCAGACCGTAGCGGCACTGGCCATCACGCTGGCGTTACTGCTTTCCGCTACCTGTGGGAGCGTTCAGGGCACAGCTGGTGGCGCTTTTAGGGTGCGTCGGAACTGCGCATAATTTGACATTACGTCAGCATTAAACAACCGCATTGTGGGATGATTTTGCAAAGCCATCGAAAACGGTGGCTTTTTCACATCAAAGGCAAAAACGATCCCCGCAAGCTGGCGCGTGATGGCTCTGCTGCGCTTCGCTTGTCCTACGGGCATGACGCCCTACGGATGGCCCCAAGGGGCCACATTCGCACGCGCCAGCTTGCTCCTTCGATAAATTGGCTGCTTCTGTGCTGAAGCCCCGCTGACAAAACGCCAGCCGCCCCCCCCGCAAGCGGGGCCCCCCCCGCTGGCAGTCAGCTATGTTGGGGGATTCCATCGAGGATGGATGACGTGCCATCAATGGGGAAAGTCAAAACCGGGTTTTTACGGAGAGCGGTGTCTGATGACTGGCGTTCAATAGAACATCCTTGGATCAGTGATCCGCTGCTCGGGTATTCCCTTGATGCACGATGATCGGGAAGGGTTTCCCATGCGCTAAAGCGCCTTGTGGACATTCCTTGCGGCGCTGTCGCCGCCAAACGATTGACTCGGGAACACCACTCCCGACGCTATTTGCCGCAACAGGGGCAAAGGCCGGCCGCTTTTCGTTCTTTGCGTAATTTAGCCTGGCGCTGTGCGCCGGTCATTGCTTCCGGTCCGGCCGATGGCCGCCCCGGTTTCCGCTTGAGTAGGTCGGGCGTTTTGGCAGCGACGCCGGTTTTGTCTTTTGCCATCAGTACCACCCATCCCGAGAATAAAGGCCTTCGCACGGTTCGCCAACCTCGACGCCTGCTTCGTCAATGTACGAAGTGCGCCACACCGTTGAACCAGTCGGAATCGATCCCGGAGCATCGAGCGCCTGAATTCGACAGTCGTGATACTCAGCAAACAGCCAGTTGCCACACTTACCGTTTAGGCCTTCTTCCCAAATGCATTTCATCAATTGGCGAGGAGTGCGACGAGTGTTGAAAACCTTGCGCATGTTGTCACCTCTCAAAATGGCAGCGGGGCCGGTTTTGTCTTTTGCCATGTCAACCCCAGATGGATCTAAAGGTCTTTTGCGCTTCGGTCAGTGAAGCCTGCCATTCGTGCATATTCGGAAAATTACACACGGAACGCCAGGCAGCAGCCGCTTTAATGAGCTGATCCGCAGAATCCGCGTGAGCTGAATCAATGACCTTGAGAGCTGCGGCCATGTTGATGGCGCCGAGTGCTTGATGTTTGAATTGACTAGTCATATTTTTTGGGCTGCGATGAATGGCGACGACGAACTCCAAAACTGAATCACGAATAAAGGTGAGAGCCTGTGCTTTAGCGTTCATTTCTTTTCCTCTTTTGTTTCGTTACGGTAACGATATTATCTATTAAAAAAGCCTGCGATGCAAGCCTTTTTGTTATCCTAACGTTAATATATTCTGATGGAATAATGAATAGTAATAGCCTGTAACTATGAAAAAGCACCGAGCGCATTGAGCCGATGCCAATGTCGAAGGCGTTCAGGTTCAGGAAGCTTCTGAAGGATTCGAACCAGCGGCAGCTTTACGGGACGTGCCGGAGGTTGTGACGGGACCCAAGATTTGCCAAGCATGCCGTAGAGAAACCGGATGTAGAACGGAGGCGGCTTGGGAAGGAAACGCCCCTTGACGTGCCAGGCACTGAGGACGGAATGAAGACCCACCGCATCGGGATGATCACGGGGCAGAAAACGCTGCTCGGTGTCGTATCCCTTGTAAATCTCGATGGCCTTGTACCATTTACGATCAACAACGAGCGAATCACGCTCGACGCCATGCTTGATGATGCCCAGGTGCAATCGCGGAAATCGGATATCCATGCCGACGAGCTTGGACAGCGGGGTAATGACCGGTATCGGCCAACGGTCAGTACGTTTAACGCTGATGTGGTACTCGATCTGGGTCGCACGAAGCTGCTTGTCGACTTGTTCAAGCCCTTGCATCTGATAGTAGACGTGCCAGCGGAGCTTGCCAGAGTGAATAAGCCAATCGAGCAACGGTTGCCGCCCCTTATCGCCCCACTGACGAGCATTGAAAAATGCTGAAGCCTCATCGAGGACGATGATTCCATTTTTATCGTCATCGACCAATAGTTCATCATGCCCGCGGCCAATCGCATTCATATCATCAACCGTTGGGTGATCTGGCAACCGAATGAACGTCGACTTGTTCAACGGGCTGACCAGATGCTCAGGATAAATGTCCATGTTGGTAGCGACACGACGACCATTACGCAGAGCATCCCGTATAAGGCCGGCACAGAACAAGCCTTTGCCGCTTCGCTTTTTTCCGGTAACCGCAAAGTCTGTCATACACCCCCCAAGCCCTGTCGAGGATTGCCGGGTAGATAAGCGGCCATCGTATTGACCGTCCAACGATATACCGCATGCGATACGCGAGCCGTAACGATGAAGGCAAGCACTTGAGAAATCGACGCCGGTAGGAAAAAAGTAGCCATGCCAAGAGACGCTGGCATAGCAACACGAGCACCGAGAATAGCGGCTTTGATAGCGACGGTAACACCAAGAAACAGCGCGGCAGCTGCAACGAGGAAGCCGGTTATAAGCGCGTAGTGAATGGCCCGCTCGAAGGCCATGCGCCCTACAAGAAAGGTTGCGACTGACGAAACAAGCGAACCGAGCAGACCGACCAGCCAAGCCCAAAGCGGTGCGATAACCGGCATTATGAATTCCTCGTAAATGCGCCACCGGTCATCATTACGAATGTTCCGACGACTAGCAGAAACCAGATGACGTACTCAGAAATGCCGCTGATTTTTTCAGCAGTCGGACAAATGTCCAGATTCCAAGTGCGCCCACCAACAGTGGCGGTATACGGTTGACAGCCCTGTCGAGTAACGGGTTCGAACCAACCCGACTCCATAGCCGATTGCCACGAACTGCGCGAGGCAGAATCGGGACTGAATGTACCTTCAGCGGCAGCTTGGAATTTATCCGTCTGTTCTTTCAGTTCCGCATCGGATTGCGTCGATTGTTTTGCATCGTCAAGTTCTGAATACGGGGTACTCGCGGGGTCAGTAAGCGACTTAATGTAATCGCGTACCTGGATCTGCGTTTCTTCTTTGTTCATGTCGCCTTTACAGATTTGAAGCTGACCATTTGCTTTGCAAAAATCGCTGGCTTCTTTGTCAGTGGGCGAGCTAGGGGAAGTACTTTCCGCCGTTGTCGTAGTGCCAACTGGACCAGACTGCCCGGGAGCGCCTCCAGTTGCGGGCGTATTCGTAATTTGCTGCTGTGTATCCTGCACTTGGCTGACAGGGTCTTTCGTGTAAGTAGTTTCCGTCGTCCTGGACGAACCATCGGGGAATTGCTGCGTCTGTTTTTCAGTGCGAACGACTGGCGTTGACGCCGGTACACCAGAGGGAACACAAGCGACCGTACCGGCACTACTGGTAAGAACCCCCTCACCAGGTAAACATTTAGGCCGATGATTCGGAATAACAGGCGCGTCACCCGTTGCAGCCGAATTAGTAGAACAGGAACCACCAGTTTTTTGACCGGTGCCAACACACATAATTGGCTGTGGTGAATTGACATAAGGGGCTGATTCAGAGGAACAGCTACCGGATGTTGTCATAGTGATGATGCAAGTTCCATCACAGATGGTTTCTGGCGGAGGCTGGAAATAACTTTGCCCATTTGGGCCAACAACGGCGTTAGTAGCTGTACCAACACGCCAGCCACCAAAATAAGTTGCACTGGCGACTTGAGCACCGGCTGAACAAGGCGGATCGATGCATTGGCCTGTCGCTGCATCGCGGACCTGGGGCGGCGTGCATGCAGGCACGTTAATACAATTAGTACCCGAAAGCGTACCGCCAGAAGGACAAGTAAGCGTGCCGTAGGGATACGCTAAATCCAAACAACTGCCGCCATATAGACGACGACAGGTGCCAGCCTGATTATTATTGCCTTTCCAGCCTAAATCAGTATCAGAACACGTTCCAATAGGAAGTGCACCACGTGCATGCGAACAAGCCGCGGAGACGCTGGAAAACACCTGGCCCGCGCCGGAATAGCTATACGATTGAACCGCTGGCAACGTATCCGCAATAGCGAATCCTGAACCGACAAACAAAAATGAAAGAATGAAAACTACATTTCGCAGAAACGCCATTGAAGCCCCCCGTCCTTATTTTTTTCGACGCCACAGAAATATTTGATTCCATTTCCGGCTGTAACCCGGCCAAAACTAGAACTTGGTTCGTCCACGCCCACGTAAAAATCAATCTCTGGAGTGAAAACCAATTCCGGGCCGGAAAGACGAACAATCCATGGTGGCGGTTGATACGGATTTTTCTGATTCCCACGCTCAACAATTTCTTGAGCGATGGAAAAAGGGCCAGCCAAGGCCAGCCCCAAAACCGCTAGGATTTTGCAAGACGTCACGATTAGACGGCCTTGTTCGCACCCTTCTTGAAGAGCTTGACCAGCACGAAACCACCGGTGGCAAGCGCGACGATCGGCCACATGGCGGCGAGAACGTCAGTCACATTGCCCGAAATGGCAGTGAACGCAGCGGTAGCTTCGGTCGGAAGAGCAGCGTGAGCCGAGGCGATGGAACCAACGATAAGACCACCAGCGGCGGCCAACTTCTGTTGCAGCTTGTTCATGGTTTTTCTCCTGATGAACGTTGACCGGAAGCGGAAGTGCTACCGGTGGGGTGAATCCCCATCTGTGCAGCCTCTCGCGAGGCTACACAGATGGTCATTCACACCGAATGGTTGATGGCCTCTTTGAAACGGGTAAGCGTAAAGCCAGCGCCAAAGCCGAGGCACCAGCAGGACAGCAATTGACCGGCGAGAAGGGCAAGATCGACGGCACTCATGGACGATAGCCAGCCTTGAAACCGGCAAAGGCGGCGAAGAACAGAGCAACGACCAGAAGGATGGACTGAACCGGCCATTGCTCCATGGATTCGGTGGAACAGGAAAGAAGCTGCGTAGTACCCGCCGTGGTAATAGGGTCAGCCGCTGAAAACGGACGGCTGACAATTGACCAGGTGACAAGACCGGAACCGCTAATAGTCGGTTGTGCCGTAAAACTATTGATGGCGTTCCCCGAACTCGATGGAATGTCATCCGTGAAGGCGGCGAGGGCATCCACCGCCGTCGGATAACAAACGCCATTCCATGAGTAGCCCATTATGCGAAAGCCAACACGAGCAAAACGGGAATAGAAAAGCCGACGAGAAGCCAAGCGCCGCGAGTCATCACGCGACCCTCCGGAGCATGGGCTGCTGCCAATACCAATCCGGGGCGGCTGCTGGTTGCAGTTCGATGGTCTTGACGCGAACGGGAAGCGTGGCCACATTGCGCGGCTCAGCAATGTCGATGCCGTACTCCCTCAGCACCTTGGCGTGCCGCTGAAAGGTGCGCAGGTTCATCGTCCGTTTCACGTCGGCGCCGCGCAGCCATGCCTCTGCTGTGACTGCAACACGTGACGGCAAGGTCGCTGGGTCGAATTCCTCAATATCGGTTTTGACGCGCCGCAGGATTTCGGTTCGCGCCTCGAAAAGATCGATAACTTTGTTCATGGTCCAATCTCCCGCCCACGTCAGCCCCATATCTCGGAGGCAATCTTTTGCGGCTTTCACTTCCACACGAACGACGCCGTTTTCACGGCACCACTGATAAACCGGGTTTTGCAGCATCTGCTGGCGCTCAATCTCGCCTTTACAATGGGCCAACATCTCGTCGGCCTTTAGGTAGGCTTCCACCTGACAATATCTAAGGTGGCCCCAGACCACCGTGGAACGGCCAAAGCGTTGTTTCTTCACCCGCGCAACAGACTGCGAATCCAGCCAGCCAATAACCGCGAGAGCGTCAACGTCAGAACCCGCGATGAAATTGCGCGTAACGTGGATAGACCAAACCCGAGTCCCTTCATGGCCTTTACCTCCGTCATCCGGCCAGCAGTACCAGCCGATAAATTCCGGGCGGGATGCCCGCGTACCATCGACGCCGCGCCAAATTTCGCTGGAGGCAGTCGGTTCGCCCACATCGAAGGCGGGCAGGCCCTGCGCGTTAAGGAGTTGATTGCACGCGGCTAGAGTGCCATCCCAATCCCGGTTAAAAACATTGTCAGAGCGCCCGAAACGTCCCGGATTGCCCTTGAGTTGTACCAGCGTGCCATCGGACGACATTTGGATTTTGGTGTTATGGCTGCCCTGAATCCAAGCCGAACGGATGCGCTCGGGGAGTACTTCCTGATCCTCGACCACGATGCCCTCATGATTTATGTCGCCGGTTTCGCGGTAGGCAATGGAACGGAGGCCCGCAAGGGTTTTAACCGAATTAGCCCGGAAACGCTGACTCAAAACGATGCCGTCAATAAAGGTGGAAGATGACATTTTGTCGCGTAGCCCCCTAGTGTTCTAAGGGGTGGGGGTTGGAAATCGACGCGGAACGCGCCAGGTCGAGCAGCCAAAACGCAAACAATAGGTGGCCCCCGCTGCGCTCCATAGCGGCACCGTCAAGACGGCTGGATTCGGGGAGGAGGGGGGCCAGGAAACTCACGCTTGCTTGTCACCAATGATTTCGGAAGCAAGCCGCGCGCGATTTACGATCTCTGAAAGCTCAAACAACGAACCGTCGTAATCAAAGTCAACGACGTCACGCGCTTCGATGCAATCAATGAAAACACCAAGCGAAACACGAATAGACACCAAATACGCTTCAAATTTGTGAGCGTTCATGTCAACCCGCCTTGAGTTGGACGACAGTGACACCCTCAATGACCGCTTCGAGGCCGCGAAAGCCGACCTGCGAACCCACCGTAAGATCAAGCGAGCAGGGAAACGGAATGTTCATCGCCTGCATGCGGGCGAAGCATTCGGGCGTGAGTTGCAGTTCCTTGGTGTCAAGGCCCAAGCCGATCCGCGTCATGTTGGGACGGGTGACGGTTTCCTGACGGGTTTCGATAACCAGATTATGCATATCGTATGCACTACCGGCTTTGCTGGTGCCGTGCATTCTGTAGGCGCCGCGTGCCATGACTCGCATGATGTTTTCCTCTTTCGGTTAGCTGCAAAGTTGCAGTGACCGCAAGATAGTTGCAGCTTTGCAGCGTTGTCAAGCTGCAAATTTGCGTCTATGGTCAACAGGCCGACAGAGCAAAAAGGAGACGAAAGATGAAGCCAGCCGAGTATCTAGACGCCGCAAAGGCCCGACTTAACTTGTCAAGTGACTACCAACTGGCAAAGGCACTAGACGTGCCGAACGGCAACATAGCAGGTATCAGACACGGGGCAAGATTCATCCCGCTGGACATGGCTTACCGCATCGCCATCACGCTGGAAATGGACCCCGCCCAGGTAGTCGCCGATCTGGAGGAGCAGCGCGAGAAGAACCCCAAG